ATTTTAATTGGAAAGTAGTATCCAGAATCTTTTAAAGGTCTTTTAGATTGTTCTCTTAATTGTTCTGCTTTATCCCAATCTATAAACTTCATTGGATAAGGAGTTAGTACAATATCTTTATCTGCTTTTATCATAGTAACAACAGATTTTTCATCAAACTCTATATCAGCATCTATGAACAACATATGAGTGCATGGACTATCTAAGAAAGAAGACACACATTGATTTCTTCCTTGCGTAACTAAAGAAGATTGCAAAATATGAAACATAATAGGAAGCTTTAATTTATTACAATAAGATTGTAATTCTAATAAAGCTCTTAAGTAATACATACTTACATGCCCATAAGTTGGAGAGCTTACAAATAATTTAACTCCTTCTAAACCTTTATCTTTTTCTGGAACTGAAAAATCTATTATTGTTTCGTTATTCATTTCATTTTAATGGCTTGGTCAAGTAGACTAATCCATTCTCCTACACGAAGATCCCAGTTATAATATTCTCTATAGAAATTCGTTTGTGCTTGTAAACGTTCTTGCATTTTATCTTCATGTAAATTGTCTGCTATAAAATCTAAAGCAATTGCATATTTTCTAGCTAAAGATTTAAAATCTTTATCGTAATTAACATAATGAGCAAATTCTGCGCAAGTTTCATATAATGCTCCAAAATTTGTAACAACCGCCATGTTACCAGCAGCCATTGATTCTATCGCAGATATACAAAAAGTTTCTTCCCAAACACTAGGGTATGCAAATATATGAGTATACTGCATTGCATCTATAACTTCATGATTTGGTTTGTAACCAATATAGTTTACATTTTTTAAACTTTTAGCTTGTTCATACAAAGGTTTATAACGATCATCATTTTGTTCCATGAAGCTTGTTCCATAAACCTGTGTGGAACTATATAAGTCCAAAGTAATTAAAGGATTTTTAACAAGCTGCATGGCACCTAATAAAACATTTAATCCTCTCCAAGGAGTGGATACATGAATTAATTTTATAGGATCGCCTTTTTTATAAGGATCTCTTTTTACCCATTTTGTTGTAGGGATTGCGTTTTTAATAACAACAGAACGATCTGTTGGTATATCAAAATATATTCTAAACTTTTCATAGTTCCAGTGAGAATTAAAAACATACCAATCATATTTCTTATGGTTGTCTTTGTTCTTGAACCATGGTGCTAAATTACCTTGATCATAAGAATTCTTTTGCCAAAGTATATTTACTTTATCTTTTGCTAAAGGTTCTTTTTCCGGTACTGAAGTTGTAATTTGTACTTTATCCCAATAATGTTTTGGTAGTCTTTTTACCAACTCATTCATTTGTAATTCTGTTCCGCCTAATGGATTCATGAATGTATATTTACCTCATCTAATAATCTACCTGTAAAACCGTGTTCGCCATAGTGTACAATATAGTCTGTAATTAAAGCATGTATTTTACCACCCATATTTCTCCATAGTTCACAGAAATAAAAATCTTCTCCTAAATAAACTCCTTTTTCAGAATCAAAATAAGTATCAAAAAAATTATAATAATTATTATGTTTCTTCATTTCTCCATTAAATAAGCTTTCTTGATTTATTTTTAATTGAGGATATTCCTTAATCATCTTTTCAAAAACTCTTCTTTTAATCATCATGCATCCTGTAGTTCCTCTTTCAATTTCTATAAACCCTTTAGTGCAGGTTATATCTTGCATTTTTTCTATATGAATAGGATAACCCATTCCAAGTACTGATAATGGTAGATCTGGTTTTACTTTTATTTGTGCTTTTAATTTTTCCCAATCAATATTTTTTAAAGTGTATGGAATAATAGATACATCATGCTCACAATCCAATAGTTTTTTAATAGATTCGGGAGTAACTTCTATATCAGCGTCAACAAAAAGAAAGTTTTCAGCTTTAGTGTCTAAAAAAGCATTTACACAAAGGTTTCTTCCTTGAGTCACTAAAGAGGATTTAATTATGTAAAAAGAACTATCTATGTCGTTCTGCATATTAAATTTACACAACTCAATCATAGACTTGTGGTAATGTATTGTTACTGATGAATGGCAAGGGGTTGCCACAAACAGCGATTTTTTCTCATTCATAAATTCTATTGTGTGCTTCCAAATATATCTAATCTAGCTACAGTTATTTTTACATCTCGTTGTATATGTTCTTCTTTTGTTGGTGTATTAGGATCTTCAATATCAGCTTTCACTTGATCTTCAGATTCGTAAACAGTCCCCGTTACTTTATTTTTTATAGTAATTTCTGTTGGGCAATTAATAATTGGAACTTCTTTACCATCTATAATTTGATAACCAATAATTTTTTGTTCTTCTAATTTCATAATTTAAATATATATCTTAGGCTCTTCCTTGTCCAACATATTCTTTTTTATGTGGCTTTTTAACATTTTTTTTCTTACTGTGTCTACCTGGTCTTTTTTTATTAGTCTGTTTTATAAACTGACCATTTCCTATATTTATTTTTCTAGCCATTTTCTTGTGATCTATTTATCAAAGCATATGAAATTTGTCCAGAAATTTTATCTGCAGCTTCCGCTTGAACCAATAAATAATCTCCTTCTTCTAATACCAACGCATTGTGAACAGCATTATCATGAGAGTTAGCTAAAACATCGGTGTGATAGAATTTATAAGTAGTTGATGCAGAAACATCACGAAAATAAAAGTCTACTACCTTTGCACTATTATCATCATTTGCTACAGAGATTTCTTTTATAATTGCTCTAGATTGATTATCAATAACTAACACGGTTGTTAAATTACTTGTAGTTAAATTATATCCTTGATTTTTATATTGTATTGTCATTTTATTCTGTTGGTCCGCTAAATATAAACCAAGAAAATACTTCTAACTCATCTTTAAGATCTTTTTGAAAAGAAGTATTTAATTGAGTTTTAATAGTTTCTAAAGATTGTAAAATTTGTCTTTGGTTGTCCGGAGAATATACATCCGTTGGTTCTGGTATTGAAGCTGTTATTTTAGCCATTATCTTCTTCCATCTGGGTATACATCTATTCTAAATAAGCCGTAGCGCCAAGTTTCATTTACAGCATCATTTTCTATTTTAATACTCATTAACCTATTTCTTGCCCTTGTGTCAATCTTTTCGGTGCTTGAGTTAATGGTAAAGGGACCTAATTGAGAACTAACCGCAGTATCAGCTGGATAGTCTCTTAAAAACAAAGTAACTTTTGCATTACCTTCTAATACTTTAAAATCAGGAACAAATCTTTTCACTCTCATAATATATTCACCATCTCCATCTATATCTAAATCAAAATCACCTGATCTTATAAAAGCTGAAATAGCGGTATCGTTTCCATAGAAATCACTTTGATTAGTTCCAACTTCGTGTTCATAATAATCGGTTCCGCCAAAAGTATTTGTAACTCCATTAATTGTAGGAAAGTTTGGTGTAGCTGTTGTTAAATATTGTGTAGCATATGGAACATCATAAACGACCGCATCTTCATAAGTTGATCTTGCAAGAGACATTGTTGTCCAAACTTGTTCATTGTAATTATAAACAACAGACCTATCTATTTGTGCAGAAGTATTTGTTGGATAGAACCAGATAACTTCGTTAAATAAACTATTATGAGAAGCATACACTATTCCTCCAGCAGCATAGTTAATTCCAGGATTTCCTCCTTTTGTTGTAAATACAAAGTCTTCTACTAAAGAAGGCAACTGTTTAACTGTTCCATCGTAAACAAAGAATCCTCCTCCATATCCCATCCAGAAAACTGCTCCTTGTATATAAACAATAGCATGCTGACCAATACAACCGCAGTTTGTACCTACTTGTTGTAAACTGAATGTAAATGGAGAACCAACAAATTTAATAACATATGCAGCAGCATCTGTTAAAACAAGAATATAATCCTTTCCTTGTATGGCTCCTATAATTGTATTTCCAGTATCTAATCTAAATGATCCTGCTGTATTAGTTGAAGTTGGAGCATAAGTATTAAAATCTTCTTGATTAGAAAACCTTATTAACATTGGATCTTGTGTTGTTGGACTTCCTATAGTTTCTTCAGTTCCTAAATGAAATACGTGTCTATCTCTATCTGAAACTATTGTCATAATAGAAGCTGTAGGTGCCCCAGACATTACAACTGCTCTAGTTTCAAAAGGAGTTACGGCAGAGGGATCCCAAGTATATGTTTTACCATTACCAATGGTTGCTATTAATATTTGACCGTAGTTATCTAAAGACCATGTACCAGCAGCCAGTTTTAATGTTGTTGCGGAACTAGCATCTCCCCAACCTATAAATGAAGTAGCATCATAAACAGTTGTGCCATTAGTATGTGAAACAGCTGTTGTTCCTTCAGCTCCTCTTACACAACCTAATAAATCATTCCCTACAATTGAAGTATAAGAAATTAATTCATTGTCTATTTTAACGAGTCCAGTAGCTGGAAAACCGGTTACTGAAGTTAAAGTAACGTCTGTTTCGGATGAATCTAGTGTTTCATTTAAAGTGGTAAAAACATCATTAACTGTTCCACCGTATGTTCCTGTTCCCCAACCAAATCCATATGTTTGAAAAGGATTACCTATATTAACATAAGGACTAACTGTCACTGTTCCCTGAGCCGTCATTCCTGAACCAGCTTCTTGCGCTGGCATTGTTATTGTAAATGTATTAGGAGTAGGTACAGTAATTATTTCAAATACATTTGTTGTAAAATTAGCGTTTGTGAAAGTAGTAACTCCGCCTCCTGGTAAAGATACAGAAGTGAATTTAAAATAATCACCAACTTTTAAATTATGTAAAGCTTTATTAACAGTAACTGTTGCAGATCCTGTTGTTGAAGTGAGAGTACAAGATGTTAGAGCTGTGTCAAAAGGAGTAATATCATAAAAAGCTCCTTCATAATAAACAACTAATAATTTACTAGTTCCAATAGCTGCATATTTTTGACCTTGTAAATCTGTCCAAGTTAATTGATCTCTTGCAGGTCCAGCTAAGGTATTATCTACAAGCTCTTGCCAACCGCCTATTTTCTCAGGGTTACCATAACGAAAGCGTACAAAATCTCCGTCTATCCATTGACTTTCAGCAGCTGTTGCTGTGTCTTGTTTATTAAATCCGGCTTTAATTGGTATCTTTTTTAATGGCATAAGAAATCTCTATACCACCAAATCTGTTGATTTACACTACTTTAGTGAATGGTGGTAATCCTAACAAAGGTCTTTTATCATATAAATTGGAATCTGCAAACTGTCCATTTACATGGTTATAATGCAAGAAAAC